CCCACGCTATCCCGGATTTCTCCTATATTTTGCGTGGGCTGACGTTTACGACGTCAACGGGCGAGGATGTCAACGCCGCACGGCCAAGTGCGGTAGTCCTCTCTGGATTTGCATAGTGGGCGGACCAGAGGGTCCCGCGCACCGCGACACCACCCACAGCCTAAGAACGCTTGACAGAAGCGCTCCTTGGGGCTGGGATGATGACTGCACACTCCGACCGAGGAGCCATCTCCCGAACACGACGGGGGACGGTGGCCAACATGGCCACGCGCAGATTTGGGTCTTCACAGGCGTTCACGAAGGCGGCCTCATCCTGCGGGAGGTCATAGGTCGCCCACACCAGCCCCTCGTCCTTCTTCTCGTCGTCTTCGGGGTCGAACGAGTAGAGTTGAGGCTGGCAGTTGAAGTAGACTGAAACATTCCCAGTAACGGCACCCGCTGTGCCGTTGCCCTGGAAGAACACGATTCCGCCCTCAGGATGGGCAAACGTGACCGCATACGTCCCCGTGGAAGTGAACGTGGTGATCACGGTGAGGGCATGGGTGACGGCATCGATGCGGCAGAACTCCACACTGGTGAGGGCTGGCAGAGCTGTGCACTGGATGACTCCAGTGTACGTGCCCGCGGGAAGAGTCCAGTTCCAAGCCTCAGCATTGATGCCATTGCTGATTTGATGGATGGCGTCGTTGCCGGTCGAAGGGTTGAAGGATCCGACCAAGGCGAGGCCAGGCCTGGTGGTCCGCGCCGCAAAGTTGGGCAACACAGCGCGGTTGGGCGTGGCCGGAAACAGTTGGGAGGCGGTGGGCTTGAGGTGATCAATGAGTCCCAGCACGGGAGGACGAATGTCAGTGAACGAGACATCGTACTCCAAGGTGAGGTACCCGAGGTTCGCCCCTTGTGTTGTGGAGGCGAAACCAGATGCAAACACCGCAACTTGGGCGGCTTGCTGAAAGCGCTTTTCCGGATCAGCCTGGTCAGGTTCATCGGTCAAGTACCACTTGAGGATCTCCCCTTGGGGCGAGTAATCCATGTGGAGTGCCTCCCAAAAAGTTCCAACCATGCGAGTACGAGTGTTGAGAATGTCGATGGAAGTGACTGGAAGATTATCGACAGGGTCGTACTGAATGATGCCAAGGATGGAGCCCTGCAGTCCTGAACCTGATTGAGGATGGTAACAGAGCCGCAACTTGTGGATCTTGTACTTTTCGTAAAGAACGGCAATGTTCGAGAGCCTCGGAAACAGTTTGGAGTTGGTGGGGGTGAGCTTCGTGTCCAGGAGAGCGATCGGGTTGGCGGACAACTGGGAGGGACAGATCACTTCTTGGACAATTTCGCGCCCCGCGTAGCGACCGTTTGACCCTTGTCGCATGAACGCGGGGGGGACTCCGGCCGACACCGCGGCGGGCGCGGAACGAGACGGATTGCCGCGGCCAGGAACGCGCGGAGGGCGAGATACCGGCTTTCGTCGCATGGACACGCGGACTTTGCGGGTTTGGGGTTTGGCTTTCGGTTTGGGCATTTGTTCGGGCAATGGTTCATGCGCGAACAAGTTGATGGCAGATCTCCAGAATCGTCGGTTGAGGTCAGACTCGGTGATGCGTCGAAGCCAAGATGGGAGGGTTGCTGGGTCCTGGTAGTCCCCCGTCTTGAAGATTTCTGGGCTGAGGGAGCCGCCCTCAGTACCCATAGTTGATAGCGCGGTCGCTAGGCAGTATCGACTGCCACGATGTGGTTGAGCACCCAGGACGAGTGTTGTTGGCCCATCTCCCACTGCGAGCACACCCGAGACAGGTCCTCCAGATCGCCGGGACAGATTCCATACCTCTCGCACAGGTGGGCACGCGCAAACGCCCCCTCCTGGTGGTGACCCACAAGGTGTGGTCGCCAGTCCTCGGTCGGTTGCTTCCTGGCTTTGGCCAACTTGGTCAGGTGGAGACCCCGTTGCATGTACTCCCGAAGGATGGGTACCGGCTCCCAGTCCAGCACATGGCCGAGCAACACGCCCTTCATCACACCCATCGGGTCGTCGCTGCACGTGATGTCCCACCCAACCTTCGCCAGCTGTCTCCCGATTCTCGGCCCGTGCACCCACTCGCAAAACCGCCCTTTGTGAATGTATGGCTTGGTCTGGTAGAAGGTGCCCCCCAGAAAATTGACAAGGTACGGTTTCGTGGTGATGTTGACTTTGGGCACCAAGCCAAATCGGCGCTCTTGAGTGCAATCGGCATGGAGATCCGATGACACAGCCAAAACCAGGTCGTCCCCAAGAGCAATGATGCGGAACCAACACACGGACCCCGGTGCCCAAGCTTTCTGCTGAGCTTGCTGTTCCGGACTCAACAGCTTCCACGCGAACCCAAACTGGGCCAGCACCCCCACCAAGGTGTTGAAACAGCTCGTGCCCGGCCACCCGGTCGCCACCCTCCCTGTAGTGGAGTACATCCAGCCATGTTTGCTCATTCCGGTGTGTTTGACAAAGCTGCGCAACACCACTGTGTACACAGCCAATGGCATTCCAAACACACCATACATGAAAAAGAGTCAAGGCAAGCAAACAAAGGTGGATGCTGCCATCCCAGGCAGTCCGGTCCACGTCGTGGAAGCTGACGTTGGGTATGTCATTGAGGCATGTCTGCATCCACAAGCCCAGATCCTCACTCGTCACGCTGCTGGCGTACGTCACGGTCGCGTCAATGTGGAGAAGCGCCATCAACGTCTTCGAAAAGGCGTAAAACCACGGCCCAACGGTCGCGTTGAAGGACACGGAACAACTCTCAATCAACCGGGGTTTGAACGACACCCCCAGCTTAAGAAGCTTCTCGACCTTGATGAAGGCACTGTGCTTGAGGATCTTGCGCCAGGGGGCGGGCCAGCCATCACGCTTGACCCGCTCGAGGCCCAACCGGACTCCTTTCGGAAACCTTTTGCACCATTGGGAGAACTCCAAGGCCCGCACAGGGACAGAGCACTGGAAGAAGGATTCGAAAGCGCTGATGGAATATTGAAAATCGCGCCACGCTCCTCGAACGAGGGTAAAGGGCCTCAGCAAGCGGGTGGAGATGGCCACCCTCTCGTTTTCATGGGTTTGGGCGGGGACAACGGGCCGGACCTGGGGAAACACCAGACCTGTGGGACGTAAGGCCTCCTTGTCGCGGGTAGCGGAAAACCCCAGGTCCACAAGTTTGTCAGTGTCTTCGACCGGCGGGACATCTTCTTTGAAACACACCCGCTGCCGCAGCTGGGGTCCTATCCAACAGGCCATGGGAAGGCCAGCTGTGATGAAGAAGCCCCCGGCGGCCAAGCGGAGACCAAAGAGGTTGAAAAGGGCATGCAGCGGCAGATTGAACCCCCACGGCATGGCATGGAGGACCAGATGACACGGCACCACAATGAGCTGTTGCCAAGTACCACTTCCCACAAGGTGGTCCAAAACCATGAAGGCCAACCGCAACAACTTGGCCCAATGGCCACCCCGGCGACGACACCACTCAATAGCCACTTCCTCACTCACACCCCAGATGACCCAAGTGATCCATATGGCCGTGGAAAAGAATTCATCGCCTCCGGCATCAACGGAGGATACCAAGGGGAGAGTCTTGGGTTTCGGAGTGATCGTAGATCCAATGGTGAATGCTCCAATAACACAACCGAAACCGCAGCACAAAGTCACGACCCATCCCCAATTGGACCAAAACATGTGAAGCCGGCGCCAACACAGGAACCGGTGCAGGCCAAGTGGTATCCCCTTTGCGTGCGCGTTGGCCACCCACACGCAATACGGGTCTCGAGAATCATACTCAATGGCCTGCACCAAGTCCGGTCCGACGGCAGCGAGAGCGATGGATATTGCAATGGGAGCAACGTGGCCAGCGTCGCCCCCCCTCTTGAGGGTGAACTGCTTGTTGTAGTATTCCACCACTTCATGCATCATGTGGGCGCGAATGTCAGCCGGTGTTCCGTAGGCCACGGCGGCGAGTTTCAATCTTGCCAACAACGCACGGTCGATGACCAACGGCGGGGACTGAACAGGTTCGCAATGGCGCCAGACCATGAGGTTCTTGCCCCGGATGGCCATGGTTGCATCGACGTGAGTGACTCCACCCACGTTTCCCGACTGGGCCAAGGAAGAATCCGTGAGAGATGACGATGCCACCATAACACGCGACTCGGTGGGGTTGTGGTGAAATGATTCAACGAACTTGACAACCACAATTTCCCCGACAACCTTGGTGGTCCATGACATGGCCCTCCTGCCATCGGTCCAATGCCCAACCCGCAACCAAGTGTTCGCCTCGTCGAGGTATGACGTCTGGCCCGCCGCTGTAAACTGCACCCTTCCGTCGCGACGCTCGAAGTACGATACCTCGGGCTCGCCATGCCAATTGTACAGCTCCCCCACTCCATCGAGGAGGTGAAAACACCCAACCACAACGCGTAGCTTGGTTTTCATGAGTAGGAGATGAACTTGAACCGGGGTCAAATACACATGGGAGATGAATGCCACATCTGGTTCGCAACAGCCACATTCTTCAAAGCGGTGGCCACAGGTGGAGTCGTCGATTTCGGGGGCCCGGAGTTCATCGAGAAAGGATAGTACGGGACGGCAGAAATGTGCTCGACGGCCCGTAACTTGGTAGAATCTCTTTTCTCGAGCGACGTTGGCCCCCGGGCTGAGAACCAAACCGGGTGGCAACCACCTGATGCCAACCACCTCGGCGGCAGCACGATTGATTGCACCTTCCGGGTGGCTGGCAATGCACAAGTTGTCATACTGAATGTCGATCTGCGGGTAGGACATGGACCATCTCTCCCGTTCGGTCTTGGAGGGGTTGTGATGGCACAAGTACTGGTACGGGCTCTTCGGGGCGCCAGGCTCGACAGGGCGCTGGCCCGGCGGGGCGACCTTCGGGCCTGACAGGGGGGGGTCACGAACGAGGGGTGCCGATAGGGCATTGGAAACTCCCCAGGGAAGCGGGTGGTCAGCCATGTAGGCATCCAGAGGGTCCTCGGCCGGGGGGGCGACGTGACGAGCTTGGCTGCTGAGGGCCTCGTTGGCCTCCTCCACATGCTCGTTCATCCCGGGCGCTCTCATCGGCGGAGGGGCCACGTAATCCTCGAACAGATCCTGGCGCAACTTCGCCACCTCGCGGATGGCCACCCCCCGCTCGCGGCGCGCCCGCTCATCGGCCTTCTCCGCCCGACGGTCGAACGCCCGCTCCCATTCGAGGTCGTCGTCAGAACGATTGTTCCGCTCCACTTCGTTCTGAATGAACTTCCCAATCTTCTCCTTCTTGGCTCGGCGTGGCCCGCCCCCCCGATTGCCATTGTAGGCACGGACGAGTCGGTTGCGGACTCGACCCGCCAAACTCCAGGTCGCTGCACAGAGGGCTTTGGCCGCTCCAATACAGTCACGCAGGCACAGGATAGCACTCGACAAAGGCCCCGGCTTGAGTTGCGAGAACCAAAAGTCGTAGGAGTATGTAGCCAACCGTATGGTTTGCAGTTCGTCGTTCCAGGGGTAAATGACTTCCTGGCCGACGACCTGGCCGATGACAGGATACAGCACCATGATGATGTTGCCATTTTCTTTGACCACGGACCAATTCTCGAGGGGCATCGTCGGGTCCCCCATGGGCAATTGTCGGAAGGCATTCAAGGCAGCATCGCTCATGGGAATGGTGGTGCCGTACGTTTCAACGACACAGTTCTCCCACCGGGGCCCGGGGTTCGGTTCGATGCCGACCAAGGGCAGCGGAGATGGTGGGGCGGCCGCCTCGAGCATGCCAGCGGCCGCCATGGCCATAGCATACAACTCAAGTCGCCTTGCCACGCGGTTGACCCCGAGCAGACGAGCCGCCCGGTCGAAGCTTGCGAGCAGCCGCGTTAGCGGCAACTCGTGCTGTTGCATCCACGCATAGGCTGCCAACTGCCTAGCGTGGGACACGGTCACGGCGTACGCCGACGAAGTTTTGTCGTCAGCGTCGACCCGCACCTCAAAACCAAGTGCGTGTCTCACGGTGGTGTACCGCGGCGGGTCTTGACCCGCCTGCGCGCAATGCTCTTGGAGCTCCCCGACCCAATTGGGCCCAGGATTTGGCTCCACCCCATTGCGAAGGGTGTTGAGGAATATCCAGCGGCGACACTTCGCACGCTGCTTCCGCGCCTCTCGCGGGTGGACCTTTGCGTAATCAACGCAGGTCGCATTGGGCGGCTCTTGCCGCGGGACAGCTGCTGGCAACGACTTGCTCTCCCAAACAAGGAAGATGCAAAGTCCGATGGCCGCCAACAAGGCGGCCGCCAACAGAACTCTTCGGCACCAAGGCCGGTCCACAGGGGCGCTACCCCC